AATCCGACCATCTTCACACATTGCACCACAGTATCGCTTCACTCTCTTTGTCGGCTTTGACGAGATGAACTTTATTGAAGCAGCAAAAAATAATTCTTGACAAAGATGTTAAATTTTGTTATAATAAACTTATGGAAATTTATAAAACAGACGAAAGATTTATGCGATTCTGTAGGTTTATGTTTGAAGAAAACTGTGCAGAAAGGTGGGATCACGGTCAAAAGCCTTATCCAAATGCTGAATTTTATATAGAAAAGAACTTTGACTTCTTAACAAATAAGTATAGAGAGCAAGCTAAGGCAGAAAAACCATGGCAAACAAGTATCTACTTGACATAAAAGAACACCTAGAATCCGTAAATGAAACTTACTGGCAACATTTAAAGTTTGCCATAGTACATTCTTTTCAATTTTTATTATTATCACTAACAACCCTTATTCATGGACTATTACCTTGTTGTTTTATGAAAACAATGAGTACAAGAATACAGAAAATAAAAACGGAACTAATATATAGAGCGTACAATGGAGAATCGCAAAAATACTAAAGCTATGAAAAAAGCTAAAACTGACGATGAAGAAAAAGCCGACTTTTACAAAAAAGCCTTTTGGGTGTGTTTTGTTTACGTACTTTGGGATACTTTACATGGGTTTGGTTGGTTATGAGCAGAGAAATATCAAAGCCTAAATGGACATTTAATGAAAAACAAACTCTAGGTAGAGTTATGGAATATATTGATAATACTTACAATGCCCATTATGCTCAAGGAAGAATACAAGCAACAGAGTTTATAGCAGACCAAGGATTAGCTGAAGGCTTTTGTCTTGGTAATATTATTAAGTATGCTCAACGTTTCGGAAGAAAAGGAGTAGACTTTAAAGATAAAGAATATGATTTATTTAAAATCATACACTATGCAGTTATATTATTGCATACAATAGAACAACAAGAGGGAAATAAGAAATTTTAAAGGGCAACACTATGAAGGATTCTTATGGAAAACATAACATTTTGGCAAGTCTTTGCCAGCGTATGGTTTGCCACATGGTATACCAGCGTATTTGGTACTTGGAAACACATAAAATATAACCTAGAAGACCAAGCACCCTATCATATAATGACACAGAGAAGATATTTACATTTTCTGGTTTATAGTGTGTGTCTAAATTTTCTACTACCAATAGTAGGATTCCCCTTAGCCTTTTCCGATAAATATAGGGAAAGATGGATAATGGCTTATGTAGCCGCAATTATAAAGAGATGAAAAACAACAAATACAAATTTAAGCCTGTTGGGGGCTGGGACGACACAACTAGCTGGGTCACTATATTGCTAATCATGGTAGGATTTTTTGCTAATGTGTTTTGGTCTTTCTACTAACATTACCTAGAACAAACGAAAAATAGTTCTTGACATCGCCCTTATAAATGTTGTATAATATTGTAAATATTTGGAAAAAATATGGGCGACAGATTTTATCAACAACAGCTGGAGAAGTTCGGTACTTGTATCGGTTTCAAAGGCACAAAACGGAGAAGAAAAATGGCTTGGGATGACGACAAGAAAGCAGATGCAGTAGATATGTATACTAATTCTGAACCAACCCCCGAAACTAGTATGGAAATTGTTAAAGAGATTGCTGACGAATTAGGCGAGAGTCCAAATGGCGTTAGAATGATCTTAACAAGAGCAGGTGTATATGTTAAAAAGACACCAGCTTCTAGTAGTAGTTCAGGCGGAACGGGTCGAGTAAGCAAAGCTGATGCACAAGAAGCATTAAGTGCAGCTATATCAGATGCAGGACAGGAAGTTGACGATAGTATTATATCTAAACTAACTGGAAAAGCTGCTGTATACCTTACTGGCATTATAAATGCACTAAATTAAAAATACTACCATTACTGGTAAGAGAGAGTTTTCTTTAAAGTAATGGAGTATTTTAGTGGAAAAATGGAAATTCAAAGACTTAGTCGATGAATATGGTGATGCTGTAATAACTTATAGAAGTACAAACTCTAGAAAGTTAAAATATAATGTATGTACTTTAGATTTTAATAATAAGTATATACAAAGTAAAAAGAATAGAGCTACTGAATCACGAGATACAGTTTTACTATTCTGTTGGGATACGGACTCGTATCGACTACTAAAACCTGAGAATGTAACTCATGTAGTTCCTCTACAATCAATATTGAAGAGGAAAAAGAAATGAAGATATATGAAGCACCAGAGGTTTATAGTAAAGTAGTATCTGAGTCCGAAGATGGAACACAACAAGTAAGACTAACTGTCAATGAATTTAGGGGTGTGGAATATTTACACCTCAGAAAGTATTACCTTGACTTTGAAGGAGATTTTAAACCTTCAAAGGACGGTGTTGCTATGTCCTTAGATTTTCAAAACTCCAAACTATTATTCGAAGGCTTAGTCGAGATTCTCTCCTTAGCCGAAGCAAAACAAATTCTTGAAACTCACTTCAAAGATATTTTAGATGAAATTTACCTTACCTAAAAATATTTCTTGACACAACCCCTAATTTTTGTTATAATATTATTATAAAAAATATTATAATGGATAAGAAATTCAACACGCATGAGGACTTAATCGACTTCTTAAAGGAAGCGTCTATGGCATATTATATGGGTGAACCCTTTTTGTCAGACGAAGAATTTGATTCCTTAGCAAATATGGCGGATTATCGTGAGGTAGGATATACAAGTACAAAAAATAGAATTAATCACCTCCATCGTATGTATTCGTTACAAAAGGTGTTTGAAAACGAACTTCCAGATAAAAATCCTTTATCAAATTATAAAGGTAAAGTAATATGGACTCCTAAACTTGATGGTGCAGCAGTAGCTCTAACCTACTTTAGAGGTAGACTAATTAGAGCATTAACAAGGGGAGACGGAAAAGAGGGTATAGATATAACAAGTAATATGGAACACTTAGTTCCAAAAGAGTATAGATTCTCTAAATTACATAGAGATCCCTTTAGTCCATCCATTCCATTTACACAAATAACAGGTGAAGTAGTAGCTCCTAAGCATATTAAAAATGCTAGAAACTATGCAGCCGGTGCTCTTAATTTAAAAGACTATGGTGAATTTATAATGAGAGAAATAGAGTTTATAGCTTATGACATCTATCCCAAGAATGAATTGTTGTGGACAGAAGAAATGGCTAATTTAAAATCAATTCATTTCAGAACTATATTAGATTCAGAGTTTCATGAGTATCCAACTGACGGAATGGTATGTCGAATAGACAATCAGCTAGACTACGAAGATAGGGGCTATACTTCACACCACCCTCGAGGAGCTTTTGCTCTTAAAAGAATACAGAAAGGTGTAAAAACAACTTTAATAGATGTAGTATGGCAAGTAGGAAAATCAGGTATGGTATCACCAGTAGGAATACTAGATCCAGTAGAGATTGATGGTGCTATGGTTAGTAAAGCAACTCTACATAATATGGCTTATATAGAAGGATTAAGTTTGGAAATAGGTTGCAGAGTTGAAGTAATAAGAAGTGGTGAAATTATACCACGAATAGTTAGAAGAGTGTGGTGAGAGAAGTAGTAAGAAAATTCAAAACACCTAAACTAACAAAGGATTGGTATATAAAATGGGCTTCTTCTGCAATTATATTGTTTGCAATGTCGCTTAGATCAACTGGAGAGTTCCCATTATCAGATATGATTCTTTCTTTTATAGGCTGCGCAGGCTGGATTAGTGTAGGTATAATGTGGAAAGATAAAGCAATATTAATTCTAAACACAGTAGCTTGCTTTATACTCTTAACGGGAATAATTAATAACTTGGCAGGATAAAAAAATGAAAAAATTATATATAGTAGAAAAAGACGAGAAGGGTTACGGACTTTATGCAGATACAGACATATCTGCTGGAACAGTAGTAGTAAATCTATTAGAAAATGTAAGCTGGAGAGATAAACCTAGTAGAACTTCTATACAACTAGGAGAGAAGCACATGGAACACCCAACAGGTGGTTATATAAATCATCATTGTGAACCAACTACTAGATTAGTATTATTAATTAAATCATTAAAAGATGAATATCATATG